GAAAAGCATGCAGTCCCCGAACTAACTTGGTCATACGCAGCAGCAGCAAGCGGCATCGTAAACACAACCACAGCGGTAACAATCAAGGCCGCAGTCGCTTCGCAGCGCGGAAACATTACGTCCATCCAGATCAACGCTGGCGCATTGGGTGCGGCTACCGAATTTGCTATCCGAGATGGTGCGGCGGGCACGGTGCTATGGCGAATCTCAATCCCAACAACAGGGTTGAGCAATCAGCAATATACGTTCGATCCACCACTGCGCCAAGCAGCAGTCAACACCCTCCTTGAAGTCGTCACGCTAACCGCTACCGTAACAGGTGGCGTCTATGTAAACGCTCAAGGCTTCATGTCCAACTAAGGAGAATCAATATGCTTTCACAAGGTCAAGTCGGCCCCATTTCAAACGCCGCAGATGGTGTTCAAGTAGCCTTTCGTCAGGGTAAGCTCGGTGAGCAGATCATGAGCGAACTGCACGGGCGGTACTACGAGTCGTGTTATCGACGCGCCCAGTTCAATGCAGCAAACCAAGCGGGACAGGTAACTACGGTCGGGCTTGCTACCACGTACACGGGGTTGGTACTCAGCAATCCTATTGGATCAGGCATCAATCTTGTGCTTGAGAAAGTCGGGGTAGCCTTCCCCGTGGCGGTCGCCGCTGGTCTGGTTTATGGCTTGATGGTGGGCTACAACAGCGGAACCGCCGTCACACACACCACGCCAAGCACAACACTCCGATCTAACTTCGTGGGCGTTGGCGCTGCCCCTGTTGGACTGGTGGATACCGTTGCTACTCTGCCAACAGCCCCAACGGTAAGCCACGTGTTCGGGGCAATCGGCACAGCAGCCATCACGGCGCCCATGACCCTTCCAACATGCTTCTACGACCTTGAAGGCTCAGTCATCCTGCCTCCAGGTGCTTATGCAGCCATCTACACCAGCGCGGCTTCCGGTGCTGCTGGTATGTTCGGCTCATTCACGTGGGAAGAGGTGCCAGCATAATGAATTACGACGCTTCACAAGTTGGCGTCCCGTATGTACGGACGCAAAAAATCACCATCAACTATCCAGACGCCGGGGTAGCCCCCAGCGCAGTCATCGAGCAGAGTCTGGCAGTGCGTCTTGCGGATGGCACTAGCCGGATGCTGGAAGCTATTGCCCCGCTATGCGTTACGTTCGACTTCGCTACCAACGGGACAACGCCTATCCCTTTGGTAAGCCCCGATAATGGCGCGGTACTCGGACCAAGCATTGACCTGCAAACGGTGATGCTCGGCATCCTCGCCGTTGTCCGTTCGGAGCAGTTGAAGGCCGCTGTAGTGGTGTAATCCGTGTTACTGCCGCTCCTACTAAACAACCTGCTGGTTGGTGGTAGCTCGGGTGCGGGCGATGCTCATCCGACAGGCGTCTCGGCTACGGCGGCGCTCGGCGCTCCGACAGAGACAGCAGATGCAAACCTAACCGGTACAGGCGTTTCGGCTACGGCGGCGCTCGGCGCTCCGACAGAGACAGCAGATGCAAACCTAACCGGTACAGGCGTCTCAGCTACGGCGGCGCTCGGTACAGCTACAGCTATTGGAGGGTCACCGGCGGGCGATGCTCATCCGACAGGCGTCTCGGCTACGGCGGCGCTCGGCGCTCCGACAGAGACAGCAGATGCAAACCTAACCGGTACAGGCGTTTCGGCTACGGCGGCGCTCGGCGCTCCGACAGAGACAGCAGATGCAAACCTAACCGGTACAGGCGTTTCGGCTACGGCGGCGCTCGGCGCTCCGACAGAGACAGCAGATGCAAACCTAACCGGTACAGGCGTCTCAGCTCCGCCAGTGTGCAGTACGAACTTCGGAACTGCATGGGCAGATGGCGGCCGTAGGCCAAAGACCCAGTTAAAGCGGATAAAAGAAGGAGAAGCGTACCCTAATGCGGTAGTCGTTCGCACCCATGTTGGAGCCCCCCACGCAGTTGGGGTAGTTACGGCACCCTATGTTTCTCCTTGGCGCCCCGCTGTTGCTACTCCTTTCGGCGTTGAAACTATTGCATCCTCGGGAAGTGTAGAGATATCTGCAGGAGCGTCTGTCAAGCATACAGGGTTTGCACTAAGCGCATCTATAGGGGTTACTCTCGCCTCTGCTGGCGCGGTAGCCGCCCCTGTCGGCATATACGCTACATCACAGGTAGAAGAATGTGAGGTTTCAGTTGATGTTTGGGCCACTCCGGGGTTCGATGAAGGGTGTGAGTCTTACACTGGAAACGTGTTTGCCGTAGGTATTCAGAATCCAACAGAGTCAGAAATGATGTATGCAGCGCAAATGCTGCTAAACTACGCAGCATCTAACCCAAGGAGTCCTCATGTCCGACATTAACCCTGATAATCCTGATGGCGTCGTGTTTGCGGCTCCGCTTGCTGTATCTGAGCTGCCTGCTGTATCTGAGCTGCCTGCTGTATCTGAGCTGCCCGTTGAAGCTGTACCCGCGCCAACGAAATCAGATTTTTCACTTAATCCTCTGTACACCGGGGTTCAAGCTTATGTGGATGCGAATGGAGGCTTTGCTTCGGCTCGACTGCATCAAATCCTTGACGAGATGCGCGATCTCTTGAACGCATAAGGAACCAACATGGCCGCATTTAGCCCCCTACAAAACAACACATCAACATATCGGTACACTATCGGTGCATCAGCTACAGCGATCACACTCCCTGCACGCCCCGGCACAGTTCGAGTGTTTAATGCTACACCAGCGAACATTCTGTTCATTGAAATAGGCGGTAGCGCTGCGACTATTCCAGTCGCTGGAGGGGCTACAGGTTCCATGCCTTTAGCTGGCGGTGCCGGGTCTATCCCGCTGCTGTTGGAAAAAGGCAACGCAACCCAAATCAGTTTGATCGCTTCTGGTGCAGCCACTGACGTTTATATTACGTTGGGTTTAGGCGACACTGTAGGTTAATGTGGTATAAATCGCCTGTCGGCGTATTCTGGTAGCAAAACGCAAGCCAGTCACCGTCAAGAAAGACCAAATCATGCGATACGAAGACTTCAGCACCAACCTTTTGCGAGTAGGAGAAGGAAAGGGTATCCCCTCTGCCACGCGTTATGCCGCAACTGAAAAAGCAGTCAGTTCACTGGTGAGTGTGTCTATCACTCCAGCGATCGTTGCTACCATCACATCTGCAGCCCAGACTATTACCGGTATTCCCGGGGTTGAAGCGACGGACATCGTGTTTTGTGTGCGTAGCGCCAATACCACTGCTGCTGCATTGACCAGCGTAGTAGCCAACGGGGCGAACAGTATTTCTGTGACCTTCACGAACCCAACCGCAGCGGGCGTTACGCCTACTGCCGGGGTGTACACCTTTTTGGTGTTGAAGACCCAATAATGCGTAAGTTTTCTCCAGACCAGAAACAGTCGTTCGATAATCTCGCGCGGCAGTATCCTGAATTTGGGGTCTACTTGGCAGCTTGGCGGCAACAAGAACTTGAAGCCCTGCCCTACGGGGTGGGCAATAATTTGGACGTGCTTCGCGGCCGCGTCCAGACACTGACTGAACTTCAGCAGTGCCTTTTTGGCCGTGGTGAAAATCCTTAGCGATTGAAAGGCAAGGAAATGGCAAACATCCCAGAGCAGATTCGTAAGCAGATTGAGGCTGCGCAGTCTATGGTTAACACTCAGTACGGTAAAAAACCTGCTGATAGTTCTGTGACTGACGTTGAAATCAAACCCGCCGCCGGAGCTGTCGCGCCCGTCAAAGCGCAGGAGACTCAGCCAATTGAAGATGAAAACAGCGTGACCTATGCTCAGCGTTGGAGGTCTCTCAACGGGATTGTCCAATCAGAAAAGAGTAGAAACTCAGCTCTGGAGCAACAAGTTCAGCAGTTACAGCAGATGCTGTCAACGCTTCAAACCGCACCGGTTACCAACATGGCCAAGTCTCAGTTCCTGACCGATCAGGATACTGCGGATTACGGCAATGACATGGTGGACGTAATGCGGCGCGCGGCGCGGGAAGAGCTAAAAGACTTTGCTGGTGCCGTAGGCTCCATCAAGCAAGACCTTGATGCTATGCGTCAAGTTGTCCCAACAGTCCAGCGTTTAACCCAAGATAGCCAGCAGACAGCAAACGAGAAGTTCTTTTCTCAACTCGCCACCGCTGTGCCAGATTATGAACAGATCAACGCAAACCCTCAGTTCCATTCATGGTTGCTGACCGCCGATCCGATGACTGACATTCTTCGTCAGACCTATCTTGTCGATGCGCAGCGTTCCGGTAATGTGGACCGTGTGGCCAACATCTTTAACTCATGGAAGTCGCTCTCTGGAACTCAAGGTCAGACTACGATTCGCACCGACCATCGTGCAGAGCTGGAACGCCAACAGGCACCCGCTCGCAACATGTCAAGCGCTCCCGCTGAAAAGCAAGGGCGTATCTGGGACCCCGCAGAGATCACTGCGTTGTACACAGACAAGACACGCGGCAAGTACGCAGGGAAGGAAGCTGAGTTTAAGGCGCTTGAGCAAGACATTTTTAAAGCGCAACTTGAAGGACGCATTGTCCGACGAGCGGCGTAACCCCTTTGATTTAACAGGAGCTTCATCATGGCATTCCCAGTAGCCGGCGGCGGCGCAAATTACACCGGTAACTTCATCCCGGAAATCTGGTCTAGCAAACTCATCGCGAACTTTTATGACGCGACTGTCTGCGCGGCCATCTCCAACACCGACTACAGCGGCGAGATCACCGCGTACGGTGATAAGGTCAATATCCGCACCACACCAGAGCTGACCATTCGCGATTACCAAAAGGGCATGCAGCTGCAAGTTGAGCGCCCTGACAAACCGAAGTTGACTCTGAACATCGACCAAGGCGATTACTTCGCTGCCGTCGAGGACGATATCGACCGTATCCAGTCGGACGTGAACTTGATGGACGCTTGGACCCGTGACGCATCTGAAAAGATGAAGATCAAGATCGACGCCAAAGTGTTGACCGGCATTCTCCCAAGTATCTCTGCTATCAACTCCGGTGCTGCTGCTGGTCGTATCTCCGGTAACATCAATTTGGGCGCCACTGGCTCTCCCATCCAGTTGACAAAAACCAACGTCATCGACTACATCGTTGACTCTGGCGCCGTGCTGGACGAAGCCAACGCTCCTGAAAGCGATCGTTTCTTGGTGATCCCTGCTTGGGTGGCCGCCATGATTAAGAAGTCGGACGTGAAGGATGCTTCCTTGACCGGCGACAGCCAAACACCTCTTCGCAATGGCCGCCTCGGCACGATTGACCGCTACACCGTGTACGTAAGCCACAACTTGAACCGTGTGATCGACTCCGGCAATCAGTGCTTCAGCATCCTCGCTGGCCACAAGATGGGCCTGACTTTCGCTACGCAGATGACCAACATGGAATCCATCCGTGCTGAGTCCACCTTCGGTTCGATTGTTCGCGGCCTGCAGGTCTACGGGTATCAGGTTGTCAAGCCTGAAGCCTTGGCCAAACTGTACGTGCGTCAGTAAAGAAGAAGGCGAGCTGTAATAGGCTCGCCGCTTTACACGTCAATTTTTTACTCGGAGTAAACTCAAATGGCAAATTACATTCTCGACCAGAAAGGTCGCCTGCTCACCACCGTGTTCCCTGCGTACCGTGGTGATGCATCTATCGGCGGCGCGGAAGTTATTGAAGTCACCGTGGACTTGTCCCAGATCGGCACGGGAACCAACTTGACTACCCTCGGTACTCAGTCGGGTTTCCCCAATGCGGGTGTGGGCCTCAACGCTGCTGACACGATCGACATCGCTGTTCTGCCGTACAACTTCCAGATTCAATCTGTCCAGTTGATCGCTGACACCAACGCGCCCACGCCGGACGTGTTGATTGGCGGTAACTTGACCGGTTTGACTGGTTTGACCTACAGTTTGGGCCGCTATTGCGTGGCGCCTACTGACCGCAGCACTGCAGTTACCGTCACTGGTTTCACGGCAGCCGCTACGACCTACGCCAATGCGGCAACGCTGATGACTGGTAGCGCCATGAACGCTTCCTCGCTCATCTACACAACCGGCACTGACTTCTTGCCATATATCACTCCTGCAGCTTCCGGTTCTCTGGAAACTACTGCCGGAGTGTATGTATTGCGCTTGACGATTGGTACGTTGACCGGCGGTTCTTCTACTGGCATCAAGTCGGGCAAGTTCCGTTTCCGTGTTGGTGGTATTGCCTACGGCATCTAAGCAAAACGCTTGGCAGTAAAGGGCTCCAGAAGGAGCCCTTTTTTCTGGTATATTCTCGGTACTTGCAGGAGTAGTACAAATGGCAGATCGTTTCTTAAAGCACATGCCTTCCGGCCACGTATTTATCTATGCTGACCCTTGGATCGGCAATACAGATTTCACTGAAGTGGCCAATGCCGCTGGTGATCCACTTCCTGAAGAAGCCCCCGTCGTTAATCCCCCTCCAAAAGCGCGTCGTGTTAAACCTGAAGTGGATGAGACTTCGCTCTCTGCTGATGCTTCGCGTGGATTAGCCGCTAAAGGCATGTAATGGCTACGTTCCTTATCTCCGATGTAGTGGCTGACGCGCGCCTAGCCATTCAGGATTTAGGTCTACTTACAAACCCAAGATTTTCTGACGCCCAGATTGTGTCGATGGTCAACCAGACACTGAAACGCATGTGCGTTGTTCGGCCTGACTTATTTGCATCGTTGACAACCATGAACACAGTAGCAGGAGCCACACAGACTGCCCCCGCAGACAGCATGCGTTTCATGGAAGCCCTCGCGGTTGTAGGCGTGAATAACCTCAACGAGATAAATCGGGAAGCCCTTGATCTCATGTCGAGCAACTGGCAGGTAGGAACCCCGAGTTCTCCAACCAACTGGATGCGACACCCCCGGAACGCCAACGTGTTCTTTGTGTATCCGCCATCAACCGCTGGGGTAACGCTTCAAATTGAGTATGTCCAGTCTCCACCAGTGTATTCACTTTCGCAGTCCCCTGCAATTCTTCCAGACGCATATTACCCCGTCGTACTGGATGGCACTGTTGCTCTACTGGAGATGACTGATAACGAAGCAGTGAACTCTAACCGGGCGAAGTTGTGCTACGAGAACTTTACATCTATGCTGCAGGCCAGCTTGGCTACAC